GCAATGGCTGGCTGATTCCCGGCGAATCGACAGGCTATGGCCCGGCCATGCAGTCTGAACTCGCTCTGCTGCCCACAAATATTTATTCCGCACGCGGACAGATGATTATCGCTGCGTTGACGCGGGCAATTCCCAACGTGCGCTTTGGTCCAGAGAGCGGCGACGACGACGCGCAAATCACCGCCGCCGAGTCAGCCGACAAGTATGTGCTGGTGATCCGGCGCAACAACGATCTGATCATGGTACAGACCGATGCGGCGCGCTATGCCTGGACCGATGGACGCTGGGTGTACTGGTCGCGCTTTGTGAAGGATGGGCAGCGCTTCGGGTGGGAAGAGGATGATGAGCCGGACAACATTACGCCGGAAACGGAACCATCCGATGCAGGCGCGCAAAGTCCGGTTGAAGCAGCAGCTGCGGCAGAAACCCCGGAGAGCGTGGAAACCGCAAAAGAAGGCCTGGAAGGAACGGCACCAGTAGCGGAAGAGGAGCAAGACGCAGAGCAGCAAGAAGAGGAGTCAGCAGCAGCACCTGTGAAGCGCACGCCGCGGGGCCAGGAAGTGCGCACCTGTCACGGCAAACTGGAAAGCAAGGTCGTTCCGCTTTCCGCCAACGAACAGTGCGAGGTGGATGTTTTAATTCTCGAGATGGAAGTGGATGTATCGCGGGCCAAGGCGATGTTCCCGTGGTGCGCCGACGAGATCAAGGCTACCAGCAACGCGCCGGCGGACGGCGAAATAGCGCGTTTAGCAAGGCAAAACGTCAAATTAGGAATGCAATCGAGCTACGTTACTTCTGATTCAATCGCGAGCGATTGCACCATTAAGCGTTATTGGATGCGGCCTTCCTGGTTCATGGAGATCCCGAAAGAAAAAGAAGCGCAGCGCGATTCACTACTTGCGAAATTTCCGAATGGTTGCCTGGTGACCTATGCCGGAGATGTTTGCGCTTATGCGCGCAACGAATCGATGGATGATTCGATCAGCATCGGGCAAGCCTATTCGGGCGACGGCCAGAACCGCAACGCCATGGGCACTTCCACTATGCCCATCCAGAAGCGGCTGAATAACTGGCTGGATCTCATGAATGATTTTTTTACCCGCGCCATTCCCAAGAAGTGGATGGACAACAAGACTTTCAATGTGGAAGCGGTGCGCGGGCAGACCAACATTCCCGGCGACATCATGCCATTCAAGTGGAAGCCGGGCGTTCCAGTTACGGAACTATGCTGGGTCGAACCAGCGGTGGTTCCGCCGCAATCGCTGGCTGATTTCATCAAGGAATACTCCGGGCCGTTGGCGGAGTTGCTCTCGGGAGCGTATCCCGCACTGGCTGGTGGCGACGTTGGAACAGCAGACTCCGGCGTCGCTATCGCCACCCAGCGTGATTCAGCTTTGGGCCGCCTCGCACCCACCTGGCACGCGCTAAAAAAGTGCGAAGCGGAATCCATGAAGCAGTTGGTGCGGTGGGGCGCCAAATGCCGCGACGGCAGTGTTAACGAAAAGATTCCCGGTGGCGAGGTAATCCAGTTCGAGATCAACGACCTGAAAGCCAACATCCTGTGTTTTGCCGAGAGCGACGAAAACTTCCCGGAAACTTACACGCAAAAGAAAAACGGCGTCATGCAGTTGTTCCAGGATGCCGCGAAAAATCCCATGCTGGGCGAAGTGGTCTACAATGCGGCCAATGTCAGCTTCTTCCAGTCCATGCTGGGCTTGCGCGATCTGTACATTCCGCAAGTGGCGGCGCGCAATAAACAACTGGCCGAGATCGAGTTGCTGCTGCAGTCGGAACCGGTGCCGAATCAGAAATACATGCAAGCCAAACAGCAGATCGGCATGATGGAAGCAGTCATCGAGCAGGGCGGCGGGGATCCCACGCAATTGCAAGCGGCGGAACAGGAACTGGAAGCGCAAACTCCAGAGAACGTGCAATCGATCGAGGAATCATATTGGAGTTCTTCCATTCCCATCGATGCAGCAACCGAGGACAACGAAACCGAAGCAGCCACGCTATGGCAGTGGCTGAACGGGCCGGAAGGCCGCAAAAGCAAAAAACAGAAACCGAATGGCTACAGCAATGTGCGCTTGCACTACCTCGAGACGGTGGCTGCGGTGCAGCAGAAGGCCGCGCAAGCTGCGGCAGCGGGTGTTGGCAAACCACCCAGTATGAGCGTCAGTTGGAAAGACGTTATGGCGGCGGGCGATAAGCCTGCGGCCGATCAAATCCTTTCCAAGGGCGGCATTACTCCCACCGCCGGCGGCATGCAACCGCCAGCGGGTCCGCCCGCTTTGCCTGCCGCTAAACCTGCGGCAAAACCAATTCCGACAGGAGCGCCTGAACAGCCTCCTAGTCGAGTGCAGTAAGACCTAATCGGGGAGGAATGCAAGATGGACGGCTTGGAAAATGTTGGCGGTACGGCTGTAGTCGATGCTGGAACCACTGCTGATCCGAGCGCTGGCAGTTCAACCACGGAACTGGAAGCGCCGGCATCAACCGAAACAACCGATGGCGGAACTACTACCGAAAGCACTGGTACGGAAACAGTCAGCGGTGGCGGCGAATCGGAAGGTGAGTTAGGTAGCGAAGACGAGTTAAGTCAACTGGAAACGGATTCGGTTGAAGCTCCCAGCGGAGCGGAAGCCCAGATCCGCCAGAAAATATCAGAACTCAAAAAGACCAATCCGGAAGCGGCCAAACAATGGGCTGCCGATCATTATTCCCTCGGCGCCTACAAGAAAGAATTTCAGACAGTGCAGGAAGCGCGCAGCGCTAAAGCCACCATCGAATCATTGGGCGGCGAAGACGGCATCAACGACATGCAAGGCGAGATTGCCGACTGGCGCAAAGAAGCAGATCAGTTTGCTTCTGGCGACCGCAGTCTGCTCGAGCAACTGTATCAGGAAAATCCGGAAGCCACGGTAACCGCGGCGCACAATGCACTCGAACTTTTGATGGAGAAAGACCATCAAAAATTCGCCGACGCTTTGATTCCTTCGATGCATGCGCAAGTGGAAAGTGTTGGAGTGTACGAGGCGTTCTCGCGAATCGGGGCTACGCTCAATGTGATCAGTAAAGCCATCGAGGAAGGCGACGGGCAGAAAGCCTACGACCTGCTGCAAAAAGTTTTGAATCCCAATGTCGACTACTCTTTCGCCAAAATGGACGCTTGGTTCAAGCACCTAGCCAATCAAGCCAAAGAAAGCGGAGAAAAGCGCACGGCCAATAAAGTCGATCCGGAACGCCAAGCCCTAGATCGCGAACGTCAGGAATTTGAAAGCAGCAAGCAAAAGGAAAACAGTTCGCGCATCAGCGAAGGCGTAAGCAAGATGAACAGCGCGTCGATCAGCAAGGTCACCGCGCAATTCTTCAAGGACATGAAAATGTCCAGCGATGCCAGGAAAGATTTTGTGGATGGTCTGTCCTCGCGCATTTACAAGAAGATGGAGCAGGACAAAACCTATCAGCGGCAAGCCAATGCGAAACTGCAAAAGGGTGACAACGAAGCCACCATCCGTTTCATGAATGCGAAGTTTCTTGAGTTCCTGCCAGAAGCTTTCCGCGCCCTGCGCAATACCCGCTATCCCAATTGGAAGCCGGGCCAGGGCGCAGCTAAACCCAATGGGGCGGCAGCGAACGGCAATGGCAACGGAGCCGCCGCTTCATCAGTAGCCAACGGCAGCGCGGTCAGCCTGGAGCAAGCCCGCCAAGTCGGCGTTGACTGGAACAAGACTTCCAATGTGCAGTGGATTGCAGCCATGAGCGGCAAAGGCAGCGTATGGCTGAAGAATGGCAAGCAGGTCAGCATCCGGGCGTGATAGAGTCTTTGCGTTTGGTCGGGCGGGCGGCGTTAGTCTCTCCGAGGGACCGCGAAGTTTTGACGTCGCCCGCAAATTTTCTTGACAAACTTTTAATACCGGATGTACGGTACTCACCTATAGGGTTGTAGGGGCGGCGAGCCCCCTCTAACAACTGGATGCCAACCCTCTGCAGCAGGCACTAAACCCACATCGGGGTGTAAGACAGTCCATACGCTGACGCGTGTGCGACCACCAACGCGAAAAGATCAGCGGAGCGAGCGCTGCCCAGAAATCGCCGCGTTGAGTTGATGCAGAGGTCCATCTACACATGGCACCGCTTCAGGAAGCTGCCGTACAGGCAGTCGAACTTGAAAATTTTGCAAAAGGCATTCCCGATTTAGTTCCCAGTTTCAAAACCATTTACAACTTGATGAAGAAGGGCGCGAAGACCTATCCGACTGCGGTTACGACTGCGGCCGGCGGCACCACGCGGCCTGCTTTCCGTGTACCCTGGCGCATCCAGTCAGGCGCCGCCATCTTCCAGGCAACTGGCGACGGCGATGGTCTGCAGCGCGGCACCGGGTCACGTTGGGAAGGTGGCGATATCACTCCGGTCGGTTTGTTTGCCGGATGCGAAATCACTTACCTGTCCCGCATCGCTACCAATGGTCCGAAGCGCGG